TTGGAAGGCCTGCGTGTGTTCGCCATGATTAAAATTATGACTTGCTAATTAAGATAAATAGATCATCGACACGCTTCTCAAGTCGATTTAATTGATCTTTCATAGATGAGCCACCGTTAGGGCGTAACTCAGCCAGGTAGGATTTAATAACCCAGCGTAGAACCAAAAATAAAGTTGTGGTTACGGTGCATACGCCAACGGCAATAGCGACCCAATCGTTTGCAGACATTACTCAGCATTAACACCTAGATCAGTATCTTTAGGATCTAAGGCTTTGATTAAGGGCGCAATAACAGCACCAAGAAGGACAGAGTATTCAGGTCGCACATCACCAGCGATAGCGAGCGCAACGGTAATACCGGATGCTGCTACAGCTCTTAAATAAGATTTTAATGCGGCCTTGGTTTTCTTTGATAGTTTCATATTTTTCCCCCAATAAGTGGAATCTGAAAATAGGTATTATCTTGATCGCCCTTTTTGCTAAAACTGATATGGATGTGGTGATCGTGTCTATTGATGCCCTTGTAATCACGCCATGACCAACCTGCTTTAGGACTTGCTATTTTGCCCTTGTGTATTACATAAGAAATGCGTGTATCGGTTTCTGCACAATCCCGGAGTTGGTCAGCAAGATACAACGAGAGCCCTTTTTGTGAACCCAAATCAGCGTCAATATCAATGGCTCTGACACACCCCAACTCGTCTGGATTGTGATCTGAGATTCGCGTGGCATGGCGAGAATCACCAAGCCATCCATCACTCTTACGATCACGGTCTGGAAACCAGTCATCGATCTGTTCTCTTAGCTGTACTCCAGCTTTGCATAACCAAGGTTTCAACTGACTGTCGCCATCACCATCATGGTTGCAGTACCGCTTGAAGTAATTCCATAAAGAGCTTCATTATCAGATAATTGCATGGATAATTTATCGCCATTATCCATTCTATATCCTGTAGATGCTGTTACACCTGCACCACCAAGATAAATAATTCCGGATGATGAGTGAAGGTAAACCAATTGATCTGCTCTATTGGCTGTTACCAATAATGTTGCAGTTGTAATTACTGATACTTGTGATGTATTAGGCATTTATTTCCTTTATCTCATGATCTTGGTTTGAACAAACCCATTTGGCAGCTTTAGCATCTAATATTGCTTCTGCATGGCATTTAGGCATAATAAATATATCTTCTAAAGGCAAATAGGTATATCCAATGCCTGCATAATTACCTCTAATTTTATTGTTGTATGAAGTGCGTTTACAGGTTTGACCTCTAAAATTTCCATACCAAATTTCAGGATCTAATCCTTCAATTTTTTGTGTTTCATCAATACCTACTATAACTTCAATAACAATGTTGTTTTTATCTAAGAATGCGTAGTGTGCCATTATACCCAACTCACATTTCCAGTACCTGCAGTAATTGTTGTAATTTTATATCCACCAGATGTTGTTGTGCTTCCAGTTAAACCGGCACCAATAGTGATAGTGTTACCTGTTGAATATCTTAAAATTACTACACCAGATCCACCTGCACCACTAGAGTTTGTGTTTCCCGCAGTTGCTCCACCGCCACCACCCGTATTTACTGTTCCACTAGTTGCAGTACCTGCATTTGCATTACCAGCACCACCGCCACCTGTGCCACCTGATCCTGCTGTTCCTTGACCTGGATCAACAGTACCACCGCCACCACCAGCATAAGTAACAGAACTTCCACTAATAGATGTTGCTACACCAGTACCACCATTTCCACCTTGTGTGCCACTACCAGCTGCGCCAACTGCACCAGCACCACCGCCACCACCAGTCGGATAAGCGTTAGCAAGATTTAGACCTACACCACCTGAATAACCTTGATTAGCAGTTCCTGCTCCAGCAGTACCTGAAACACCACCTACCCCAGTTGCAGCACCACCACCTGAACCGCCAGCTAATCCATTTGTTGAAAGACGAGCACCACCTGCACCACCACCTGTTGAAGTTATTGTTGAAAATACAGAATTACTACCGCTAGTACCTTGACCACCAATTGCACCTGAACCGCCTGCACCAACAGTTACTGTGTAATTAGTTGCTGAGGTAATTGTTAGAGCAGTTTCTAGTGATCCACCACCACCAGTAGCAGTTACTGTGCAACGCAAACCCCCAGCGCCACCAGCGCCACCACGATCACTACCTGATCCACCACCGCCACCAGCGACAACAAGGTAATCAATGGTAATAGGTGTAAATGGACTTATTAAACCAGCAATAATATTTCCAATCATTAAGAAATAGCTCCTACCACATACCAAGTATCGGTTGCAGTTTTGATACAAACTGCAGTTTTATATTGAGCAAGGGTTGGTGAAGCAGCGGTTGCGCCTGCACTTAATACCGTTGTCGTGCCGGATGTAACCGCGCTAATAGTGCAAGTTCCAGCACCTTTATTTAACACGGTAATTGCAGTACCCGTAGGAAATGCAACAGATGCATTCGTTGGAATCTTAAATGCTATAGCAGTTGCTTTATTCATTGGTATTAAAGTTTGATATTGATCCGTTAATACAGCTGTATAATCCGAAGTTTGATCTGATGCGACCGTAAATGAAGTCAAACCATTAAACATTGAACTGGTGAGAACATCACCGGTTGCTGCTGGAAATCCTGTTGCCATTATTACTCCTTAGTAGCTTAGTGTGTTTGTTCCCAAGACACCATATAAGGATGATCCTATCAGGAATCCATCAATAATTGGCTCTAGGGTGGTAAATGTTGTTTTCCATGAATTCACAGATATTGAATGAGCAACACCGAATACCTGTAAAGTTTTAGTAAGAGTTGAAGTGCCAGTAGCAGCTGGTTGAGTAGTTGTAATGGTTACTGGATCAAAGAAATCTAAATCAAGGGCTGCTACCGTACCACTAGCATAATTGGCCGAATATAAATCAAGGGTAATTGCATCACATCTAACCGTAGTTTCAGCTCTACTAGCGACATAAGCGCGAGCATAATTAAGTGCATCGGTTGTAGTTTGCATTAAAAGATCTTGTTGAGTATATCCATGAGTGAAATATTTAGTAATGCTGGCATCATTTTGGGCTGTTTGAACTGCAAGGCCAGTAGCGGTTATAAAAGCTTTGTTGAAAATTTGAGCATCATTTAATACCCATAAAGCATTAAAGTAAGAAATGTTTGTACCGTTATCATTAAAAACAACAGCTGTAGCATTAGGTGATTTTGTGCAAGTCAATCGATCCTTAAATATGGCATTACCAGAAGCATCCATATAAAATGCACCATATTCGCTGAGCTGTACTGTTTGACAAGCTCCAAGAACTGTACGACCAGTACCTGGATCTGCTTGCAAAGTAGTTTGACCAGAATCAATTTGGCGTTGTGTGGCTGGCCAAGATACTGCATCAAGTAAATTGTTAATTCTCGCACCTGACAATTGACCGGCACTAGTACCTGCTACAGTAGTTACCTGAGCATTGTTTAATAATTGCAAACCATCTACAGCTGTGATAGTTGTATAAACTACCTCGCCAACATTTTTAGGTGTAGCCGTATTGTATGAAAGAATAAATCCAGCAAAGATTGGGTAAGTAGTACCAAGATAAGTAGCAGTAATGGATACCTTACGCATTGGATTAAGTTGGCCATAATATGGGCCAGTAGTATTTTGTGGGTTAAAATCACCATTTTGATCTACAATACGCATAGTAAGAGTGCCAGTTTGAAATTGATCTGCTAAAGCGTTACGGCCTCTAAAAGTTTGAATTGAATCAACTTGACTAGATACATCAACAACTGTTGCACCTGGCTCACCTAAAACATTTATTCCAAGTTTGCCAATATTAATTTGCATGGGTGCAGCAAAAATTGGCCCAGTACTAAAGTTAATTGTTGCATTAATTGTTGGTACTGCCACTATAAACCACCAGTTGACTGTATTTGATTACCAGCTCTGTTAATCCTTAATATAGTGTCTTGAATAATAGGTGCTAATTGATTTGGATCTA